GGCGAACCTTCTGGAAATGAATTAATATAAGATATAGCCTTCGCCTTCATCGGAACAAGCTGTTCCAATCTCTGCTGGTAAATCGATCCAATATTCGCTGTGGCTGGAACTGTTCCGCCACCAAGACCTTCTGGTACTGGAAGCGTTCCAGTAAGTTCGCCTAGTTGCTTGCTTGTCGCAGCCTGTGCAGCTTCCGTTCCGATCATCCTCTTGCGCATGTCGGCCTCAAGCTCTAGCGCAGGACGCATCATTTGCGTTGCCATGTCTTTCTGCATGACAGGACCAGCGACTCCTTCTGGAAGCGTAGCTGATGCGGATTGTAAATTCTTAACTCGCTCGCCAGCAGATGAAGCAAGCTCATTCTGAGTTGCTAAGTCCTGCTCCAGCGAACTCCTCAGTCCGCTAAGACGAGCAGCCTCGATTGGCGCGTACTCAGGAGATGCCTTTCTGCGCTTCTCTTCTTCAGCAGCAATTTCGCCCTTCAGCTTCTCTACTCCAAGAATTCCCTTTTCTCTCTCGGCTCGGAGCGCGGCTTGTCCTTCTGGACTCTTTAGATACTCTTGCTCTGTATTGAATTTCTCAATTTGAGCGCGCAGGTAATCCTGCTGCATCTTCTTCGTCTCTCGCTCAGTTGCTGCATCGACCTGCTTTTGCCTAACAGCCTCTTCGTAGGCTGGGCTTTTGTAAACAGTAAATGGTCCGAACTGTACTAGATCGGCCATGTTATGCTACACCCCCAAGACTGTATGACTTGAATGCATTAGATATAGGCGAGAAAATGTTACCAATTCCACCAGCTATCTGCGCGAATTGCGATGCGCCTGATTGTCCTTGTTGTTGCGCAGATAATCCAGAAACATATGTTCTATATGCATCCGAACTATAGTTGGCCAATGTATTATAAATAGAAGCAGCATTCTGTGCGCCCTGGAACCCAGCATTAGGGTTTACATATTGATATCCAGCGGTAGCGGTAGGACTTGTTGCAAATCCAGCCGTACCCTGCGGAGCTGATGCTGCCAGATAATTATTCAATAAGTTCTGTTGCTGACCAAGTCTTTGCGAGGAAAGATTGTACATGCTAGGTCCAGAAGCAGCGAACTGCTGTGCAGCTCCGAGCCTGCTTTGATCGAGAGCGTTTCGCAGGCTTGTGTCGCGAGCTAGCGCAGCACCTGTTGTTTCGCCTGAAGACAGGAATTGTGATGCTGCGCCAAACCTTGCAAGCTTGCGAGCCTCGCCAGCAGCACCAGTTTCTACTGCCTCTTGAACCGCAGGGGCAACACCAAAAATATTACCGCGAGCAGTCTGAGCAGCGCGAGCTGCCTGCTGATATTGACGCTGCTCTTCAGCACCAAGCGTAGAACCAAGTTTTAATTGATTTAAAGCCTCTTGTTCAAGACTGCTGCGAAGTTCTTCAGTTTGCGCAGTTGTAGTCGCGCCAACTGGCGTTTCGGCCATTTTCTTGTACTGGTCGGCAAGCGTGCGAACTGTTGCTCCAAGCGTTGGATCGATAGCCTCAATTTGAGCCATCGTCCTTTCTTCAGGAAGTTGCAAGCTTTCCCTGAATTTAGAAATTGTAGATGCTGCCTTTTCACCAGAAATAGGGGCATAATTATCGTAAAGATTTTTTGCCTCAAGAGTATCTTTCTGTGCTTGAGCAAGTTTTGTATTTAAATCGTCAATTGTTTTTTGAGCTTCAGTCCTCCTCCTGTCACCTGATGGAAGAGATGAAATAAATTGATTCGCATTTGAAAGCTGGCTTTGAAGGTCTGTGGTGGCAGCAGTTCCAGTATCATAAAGACTCTTGTACTGATTTTTTCTAGCTGTATTTATGTCATCCAGAATTTGCTGGTCTGTTACCTGAACATTAAGCTTGCTTGCAAGCCCACCAGTTGAGAAAATCTTTTCACCGCTAAGATCTGTGAGTCCAGCTGTTAGTCCAGAAGCAGTTTTTGACGCAGCTTCTAATCCAGTCGTGAAATCGCTTACTCCATATTTTGTAAATGCCTCAAGATAGGATGGAGCAGCCTGATTTGCTGTTGAAATTAATCTGCTTAACTTGTCTTGCTCAACAAAAACCTTGCCCTGCTCTGATTCCCTTTGTGGTCCAGCTGGCACTTTTGATGGCCTTGCCTCTTGGGCAGCCAATATTTTCTTTTGATTATCAATCTCATTGATTGCATCAATTGCAGATTGTGAATTTGCAATAAGAGCTTTTGCGTTTGCTCCTAAATTTTTTGAATCAAAACTCCTTAAATCACTTGAAAATTTTTCTAAATCAGCCTTTTGAGCTTTACTCAGATTTTCTGCACCAGTTGTAGACGCTGCTGCTAGTGCGACATAGTAATTATTTGCAGCTTCATTAAAGTTCTTTGGACTAGAAATTATAGATTTTTCAGATGATGCATTAATGAAATCTTTTTCAGCCTGAGTTAGCTCTGAATAACCAATTTGATTTGCCGTCTGTATCAAATCGTTAAATTGCTGAAGCCTTTCTTGGCTTGTTGATGGAGTTGAAACTTCTTTAAGTTTTTCTAAAATTAATGCATTATTGCCATTTTTCTGATTTTCATCCCATTGGTTTACAAATCTTCCTTCCTTTACACCAAACTTATTGTAATGGTTAATTACATTTCCTACTACATAGCCCTGCCTGGCAAGGTCTGGATACCTTATCATGTAGTAAGTAGCATCAAACCCAGTTTGTGGTTTCTTGATCGCATCTGCCAATACAGATGGTTCTACAAGCGGAATCCTTGCTGCACCAATAGATGAAAATACTGTATCTAATCCTGAAGGAATAAATGGTGCTGCAACAGGTGCTGTGCCTGGTGAATTGCTTGGTTTGCTTGCAACAAGTTTTGCAATTACATCATAAAGAGATGCCATAAATTTATTAGGTTATTTGCTTTCTTGCAGCCATTGATAAATAGTCAACTGGAGCGATTCCAGTACCTTGCTGTACTTCCGAGGGAACTGCCCCCATCGGAGACTGGCCATAAAGCCTTGCAAACTGCAAGGCAGCCTGCTGGCCAAGTCCTTGCTGTGTCGCAAATGCATTTGGAGACAATTCAAATTGACGCTTCATCGCCTCAAGTGATCTTTGCGGACCAAGTTCTCGTTCAACCTGAAGCTGAGATTGAGCTGCTCTTTGAAGATCCAAAGCAGCCATTTGCCTGTCTAGCTCGCGCTGGCGAGGTGCATATTTTTCACGAATAGCAGTATCTAGCCTTGCAATCTCAGGTTGCGTCTGAAGATATGTTTCAAGTGAAGACCTGTAATAAAGATCATTCGCTCTCGCTGCCTCGTTTGGATTTGGAGGAGGCGGAGGAGGGGGGGGAGATGGGCTTCTTCCACCGCCACCCATTAGAGTAGTGCCTTTCGCATAAACTTCATATAATCATACTCCTTTGGTTTGCCAAGACGTTTAAAAATTATTCGCTTGCGGGGGCCAAATCGATCCAAAAGGATCAATAGCAAGCTTTTGAGAGGATCAACCAACTCAGCCTTTTTAATACCACTAGTAGCACACAAGTCAACAAAGATGTCCTCGCCAGCTTCGTCATGGATATAGTGATCTGGATTAACCCCGCAAGGAACACACCTTGCTAGGGCAACTCCATGAATTTCTCCATCCCTATCCCTTACAGTTCCCATAAGTCCCTTACTATCAAACCAATGTACCCAATCACTAAAGTTTGGCCAACTTGCTTCAGTAACACCGCTTTCTTCAAGAAATTCTACCTGGGTCATATGTTTTGTTGAATCTGAATTGTGTCTGGATTTGCTGCCATAATTACTCCTCGAATGGAGAGCTTTCTGGTAGCAGCCTCAACCTTCATCTTGATATTGCGCCACTTTTCGTATGATCTAAGGCTATCCGCCCTGCGCTTGACAAACTTTGCGCTTAGTGTTGCTGGAAGTGTAAATGGCAAGGTCAAGCCGTCTTGTGAGGTTGTGTCAATATTTGTGCCAAGAATAATATCGCTGGCATCCGTATCCCTTCGAATGCTTATTGTTGCGTTGGTAGATCCAGAATTAAAAAATTCAACCTCGTAGTGCGATCCGTACTTCAGCGCAAAGCGATCATCAAATTCATACGCCTTTGTGATGACTCTGCTCATATAGCCAGCACCAAAATCTTGGAACCCTGTATTGATGTCAACTGAATCTGAATCCTTGTAATCCGTGAGGTGACCAACCCTTGAGTTAGTTGTGCCAATGCAAAGTTTAATTGTGTTCGTTGAAAATCCAGAAATAAAGCTTGTCTCAACCATTCTTGCTGCTGCCACCTCCCACAAGCCTTCGAAGCAATTAAAGATTGAGTTGTAAACCAATATGTGGCTCGGTTTGGTTGCCGAATCTAGCGGTATGGCTAGGAGGTATCGATTGTTATGGAATGTTGCGTTGCAAGTATCAATATAACTTCTGTTAATCCTTGCGATGATGTCCTTAACTGGCTCGCTTATTGTGAGGCCAACTGTGGAGAAGTCATCCGCCAAAGACCTTGAGATTGATCGTATTCCGTCATTGGCCAAGAAGAACACATCCTTGTTTACCAAGGCAACTGATCTGCCTGCGATACAACCAATCCTATTTGAAATTGTCTGAACAGTCCATTCTGCTGCGCTATTGGTAAGCGAAAATACGCTTGTTCCTGATGTCACAGTCGTGCTGGGGGTAACATCAACCAGGTAAATCTTGTTTCTCTTAAACACGATGATCTGGAATCCGTAAAAGGGCTGGATTGCAATAATGTCTTCGCCATCATCACCACCCACAATGATTGAATTAGTGGTCTTCCATATCTCTGGATCGAGAATGTCAGAGGCGTAAAGAGTGTTCCGATCCTCGCCTGTGCCTACTGCGAATAGGCGATTGGTGAATGATTTGATTAGGCGCAGGCCAGTAGGGGCTAAT